TCTAGTCACTTCAAAGGTCTACCATACATTAATCTTGACAAGACATCTATAGGAATTGAGATAGTAAATTATGGCTATTTGACAGAGAAAAAAGGCAAGTTCTACTCGTACACAAACAAAGAAGTCAAAGATGTATGCACTCTTGATGTCGCTTACAAAGGCTATAAACACTTTGAGAACTACACTGACAAACAAATTGATAGCGTTCACAAACTTTTGATTCATTGGCGAGACAAATACGCAATCGACTTGACTTACAACGAAGATATATGGCAAGTGACAAAGAGAGCGCTGTCGTGCAAGAATGGTGTCTATACTCATAACTCAGTTCGTGCAGACAAGATTGATGTCTATCCGCATCCTAAGTTGATTGCAATGCTGAAGTCACTATGAATCTAGAACAATTTGTCAATTCGTTAGGTGAGAACGCTGACTCTTTCGTGACTGAAGGCGACAGCGAACTCAATCAAATTATCGCTCGCTTTTGGAGTGGCGTAATCACGCAACTAGAAGCAGAACTAGACAAACCTAAGAAGAGAGGCAAGTTCACATATGACTCAAATGCAAGTGGTAAGTTGAGACAATCTATCAAACCACTTGAGACGACTAGAACGCCTACATCTTTGACTATGCGATTAGGCATGGAAGACTACGCTCTCTTTGTAGACGGAGGTCGTAAGCGAGGCAAACGCCCACCTGTTGCGAGCATCGAGCAATGGATTCTAGACAAAGGCATTCAAACACGCACATCTAAAACACAAAACGAAGCGACTACTCGTCACAACATGGCTGTCGCTATTGCAAACGCTATCGGCAGACGAGGCATAAAACCTACTAAATTCATACGCAATGTATGGAACGAGCAACTTCTCAACGGCATATCGAACGAACTTGCTACTAAGTTAGGCAATCGTATTTTCTCGATAGATATAAAATAATTTTACAATTTAGTTTGTGAATTGAAAGAATAGTTGTACTTTTGTGAAGTATGACTAACATCGAAGAAATTCAAATCGAACTCAAGAGTAAGCGTTATCACGGCTTACAGAAATCAATTCAAGAAAGAACAGGTCTTTCTCTACCTACTATTCGTAAGTATCTCAATGGTGATGTATATCATCCGACAGCGGTGAAAGTTTTTCGCACTGCGAAAGAAATCATTGACTTAATCGAACAATAACAAATAAACAGATATGAAAAAATCAGAATCAATCAAAAATCTTGGTCTTGCTTTATGCAATTTTCAAGCATCGATGGGCAAAGTTTCAAAAGAATCTTCAAACCCATTCTTCAAGTCAAAGTACGCTTCACTAGCGAACATCTTAGACACGATTCAAAAGCCTTTGAGCGAAGCGAATCTTGCATTCTCACAGATGCCTGACGAGAACGCTTTGACTACTATCTTAATTCATAGCGAGAGCGGTGAATGGATTGAGTCTTCTTATGTGATGCCGGTCTCAAAACAGAACGACCCTCAAGCGATGGGCTCTGCTATCACTTACGCTCGCAGATATGCGCTTGGCGCAATCTTAGGCCTTAACATCGATGACGATGATGACGGAGAGAAAGCAATGGGCAGAACGAGCGCACCTAAGAGAGAAGAGATGACACCTAAACACTCTAATTGGGCTAAAGCAGTAGAACACTTGAAGACAGGTGGCTTGATGACTGACATCACAAACAAATATGAAGTCAACGCAGTCAATCAAAAACTCTTAATAGGCGAAAAATGAAACATGAATCTTCAACTATTCACAATTCTTTGAGCGAAGACACATGGCAAGAACTTCGCAAGAAACGCTTCACAGCATCTCAAATCTATAAACTTATGGGAACACCTCGCAACAAAAGCGAGGTTCTCTCTGAGACTGCAAAGACATTTATCTATGAGAAAGGCGCTGAGATACTAACTAATCAACGAGCAGAAATCTATGGTCGTGCGCTTGATTGGGGTAACGAACACGAGAAACAAGCGTATGATGCGTTTGACCCGTTCTCTACTCTTGCTACTTACTACGGAGGTGAGACATACATCTTTATCGAGTACGGAGAATTTGGTGGTTATTCACCTGACGCTTTAGGCGCTGACTTCATCGTTGAGTTAAAATGCCCTTTTAATTCGGGTATTCATCTACGCAACTTCTCGATAGAGAATGCTAGTGACTTAAAGTCGTTGCATCCTGAATACTATTGGCAGATGCAAATGGGTATGATAGCGACTGCTTGTGAAGTAGGTTACTTTGTGTCATTTGACCCTAGAATGCCTGACTTGCACAAGCGTCACATTGCTACTATCGAACTAGAAGATGTCAAAGACTTGATTGATGAGAGACTTCACTACGCAGGTCAAATGTTGTCTAATGTCATAGAATTGTCATAAAACAAAATAATTGTAAAAAAAGTTTTCAAAGTACTTGCACATATCTTTTCTATATCTATATTTGCTATATGAATATGACAAACGAAATAAAAAACATTGAATTAATTGACAACCGCAATTTGCAATTTTCAGTTGAAGGCAAATGGTGGGTTGCTATTTTTTTTAACGATGGTGCTGACGCATTAATGTCGTTTAACTTGAAGCGTGACGCCGTATGGTTTATGAATGGCGGGTACAACCAATTTGAATTAAGATAACATGGAATTTTGTATCACTTTCGCACTATGGTCATTCTCACTACTCGCAGTAGTAGTGGGATTGACAAAGTTTTTCTTCTATCTAATTGACAGAGAAGACACAATCGAAGAAGCAAAGCCTTATGAATTTGAGCGTGACAACGCAATTCAAGACTTTGACGCATTTTCACAGAATCTTTTAAAGCACAGAATGTATAAAGGCAATGGTCATAATTAATCAAGCATCCGTAAACGGCATCATCGAGTATCGTGTCTATGAAGACACAGAACTTGTCGCTAGATTCACAAACTACAAACACGCTGAGTATCTTGCAACTCGTTTGAATCATCGTGCATATGTACTTGTAAACGAAGATAATGACTTGATATGTGCATTCGACTACGAACCTACTACTGAGTTGATTAGAGACGCTCTAGAAGAAGCATACTCAATGCCTGTGAAAGTGTATACAGAGTTCAAGTCAATAAACTACACATCGTTTCGTGTAATTGGTGACAACTTTGAAGAGTTTGTAAAAGTAGAAGAAACAATTTTAAAATAAACAAATATGAAAAAAGAATCACAACTAAAGAAAGTGAAGACACACTTGATGAGTGGTCGCTCTATCACACCGATTGACGCATTGAATCTCTATGGCTCGTTTCGACTCGCCGCTCTTGTTCATGTTTTACGACATCGTGAAGGCATGGATATCGTCTGCGATGAGACAGAAGGTTATGGCAGGTATTCAATAGAAACAAAAGAATAGTTTTGCTATTTAGATTTGAATCATCGATATTTGTATCGTTGATTGACAAATGCGGGTTTGTCTAAAATCAAAAAACTTTACCCTCGTGATAAAAGTGTTCCCGCAAACCTTTTATCATTGAGGGTTTTTTTAATTGCGGGAAAATGAAATACTATCTACACGACTCATCGTCATTCAGTGACGAAAAAATCACGATGCTTTATCTAGAGCATGGCTACGAAGGCATAGGATTGTTCTATACGATTCTTGAGAAACTTGCACAACAAGAAAAGCCAATAAATACTAGAGTTTTAAAAAGTCAACTTAATGTAGGCAAAAAACTTGAAAGATGTTGGTCTTTTCTCGAACAAATTGAATTGATTTCATCAAACAATGGTGAAACTTTTAATGAAAATATACTAAACTTTTCACAAAAGTATCAAGTAAAGAAAGAAAAAAACAGAGAAAAGATTTCTCAATGGCGTGATAATCAACAAGATAAGAAAATTGTAACTAGTTACGAACCATCTTGTAACGCTTCTAAAGTAAAAGAAAGTAAAGTAAAAGAAGTAATAGAACTAAATGATGAATGGTTAGAACCTTTTAATCTTTGGTTATCCTACAAAAAAGAACGCAATCAATCTTATAAACCCATAGGAATTTCAACTCTAGTTAAAACAATAAAAAAAGAATTTAGTACTTTGCAAGAGTTTGAAAGCGCAGTCGAGTTCTCAATATCAAAAAACTACGCAGGTATATACAAATCAAAAGAAGTAAAACAAGAGCAAGTAGTTTACAACAAACCAAAAGCATATAATCCTAGCAATTATGAATAACGAAGAGTACATAGTTTCACAATTACTTTGGTTTGACTCTGAGAGAGCGCTACTACCAAAGATGAAGAAAGAGTGGTTTACAGATGACTTTAACAAAAAAGTGATTGATGTATTGACTCAGTTATATTATGACAACGAGCCTATCGATGTTGTGACTCTAGGTCGAAAGTTTGAAAAGAAAGAGATAATTCGTGTAATTCAGTTACAACAAAATGTATACGGCACACCTAATGTACAACGCTATCTCTACGAACTAGAAGCAAACTATCTACAAAAGAAGTTTATAGATAAGATTCTAGCAATCAATACAACTTCGTCTCTAAGCGACTTAATATCGTACACACAACTCTTTATAGATGAAAGTCAAACGAGTAGCGCTAAAGACCCTAAATCAATTATTAAAGTCACAAACGAAGTAGTTGACACTATCATCGAAGGCATTGAACGAGGTGACAAGATAACAGGTCGTCAAACAGGTTGGTCATCGCTTGACAGAATCTTAGGCGGTTACAATCGGGGAGACTTAATCGTTCTTGCAGGTCGTCCGGGCATGGGTAAGACTGCTCTTGCACTTACTTTGACAAAAGCATTTGCAGAAGTAGGTGGCAAAGCGTTACTATTGTCACTAGAGATGTCAAACGAACAACTAGCAAAGCGATATATTTCTTTGATAGGTGACATCGCAAGTTGGAAAATTCGCAATGGCTCTTTAAAAGAACACGAGATAACTTATCTATGCAATATAGCAAACAATCAAACGACTCAGTTCTTTATAGATGACGATGCAGATTGCACAATTCAACAGATAAAATCAAAGGCAAAGATTCACAAGTCTCGTCATGGTCTAGAACTTTTAGTCATCGACTACTTGCAACTCGTGAAAGGCACTAAACAGAATCGAGAGCAAGAGATTGCAGAGATATCTAGAACGCTTAAACTGCTAGCAAAAGAGTTACAAATCACCGTCATTGTTCTTGCGCAGTTAAGTCGTAAGTGCGAAGATAGAGCAGACAAGCGACCAATGCTATCAGACATTCGTGAGTCAGGTAGTGTCGAACAAGACGCAGATGTCATCATGTTTCCTTTTAGACCTGCGTACTACGAGCAAGGAGAAAAACCACCAATAGAAGATAGCGAGTTAATCATAGCAAAGAATCGTCATGGCGAAAGCGTTACAATCAACACGCAATTCATAGGAGAAAGAACCGAATACAAACAGAAAATATGAAAACAATAAAACTAACGAGTGAAATTATTGAAGACGAATACACTAGATATGTGTGTGACTCATTCGATATTCAAGACTCAAAGAAAACATCGGTAGAAATACCCATTAATTTTGCAGAGTGTAAAAACTTTGAATGGAACATTGGTGTCATTTACGGAGGTAGTGGCACAGGTAAGTCAACACTCTTGAAACATTTTGGAACGATTAGAGAGATTCAATTTGATGACAACAAGTCATTGATATCAAACTTTGATTGGATTGAACCTAGTGACGCTTGTTTGCTTTTGAGTGCAATAGGTTTGTCTAGTGTTCCAACTTGGTTACGACCTTTTAGAACTCTATCAAATGGTGAGCAATATAGAGCGACTCTTGCTTATCTAATTGGTAGCGCAAAAGAAGGTGAAGTCATTCTCGTTGACGAGTATACAAGCGTAGTAGATAGAGATGTTGCAAAGGCAATGTCGTTTGCTTTACAAAAATTCATTCGCAAACACAATAAGCGAATCATTCTTGCAAGTTGTCACTTTGACATTATGGAGTGGTTGTTGCCTGATTGGACTTATTCACCACTGAAGGGGCGTGTCGAGAGACATGACTATCTTCGACAATCAAGACCAAAAATTGAGTTTCAGATATTTCGATGTCGATATGAAACTTGGCGTATATTCAAACAGCATCACTATTTAACACAAGATTTGAATAAAGCCTCGAAGTGTTTTGCTTTGACATGGAATGACAAACCGACTTCGTTCATTGCTATTTTACCTTTGCCAAGTGGAACTATACAAAATGCTTTTCGTGTTAGTAGATTAGTAGTTTTGCCGGATTATCAAGGTCTAGGCTTTGGAATTAAATTGTTAAACTATATCGGTGCAATGTATAAAGCAATAGGAAAAACACTTTATATCAAAACTTCAAACCCATCTCTTTTCATGGGCATGACTCGCAATGAAACAAATTGGAAACTTGTAACCGAAAACAATAACATTGAACAAATCAAAAAGACAAATGAAAAATTAATCGCTGATGGTAAAGACAATGGATTGAAATTGCGCAAAGAATCAATCACTAAGTCATACAAGTATATTGGAGAGACATCAACTCTAGATACATCTATTATCACATTTTCAGCCGACGCTTATAAAGATTATTCACAAAGACAAATATCACTATTCGCATGACATATCAAGAACAACACAATATGAAGCAAGAGAACAAGCGTCTCAAACTTGTCATATACGAAATCAACATCAAGCACGCTCTAGAAATAAAGCGCTTAAAACAAGAGATAGTACAACCTAGACTAGACATCACAAAGAACGAGCAAACATGGAACGATGTGATGAGAGCAGTTTGTCAAGTGTTCAACATGACGCCTGATGAAATACAATCTCAGAATCGTAAACAAGACTTAGTTTTTGCAAGGCATATGTTTTGCTATTTATGTAGAAAGCATTTGCAAATGTCACTCGTAGATATTGGTAGAATCTTGATGAGAGACCACTCTACAATCATCAACGCAGTCTCAAAAGCAAGCGATTTAATAGAATTTGATAAAATAACAAAGCAACGATATGCACTCACAATGGAATTATTGGGTAGTTACTTGTACGAAAAAGGTGATTCACTCTATACACTTGTTGAACACAGAAGAAGAAGCGCTCAAAGTCAAGAAGAAATATGAGAAAGACGGGTGGTTTGTTCTAATTGAGAAAAAATAATTTGTATTTGAAAATTATTTATCTATATTTGAAAAGTGAACAAGAATCAAATCATTCAAAACTTGACAACTCAAGCATGGGTATTTGATACTTGTCTTCGCATCTCAAAAAATAAAGAACTCGCTCGTGAACTATATCAATACTTCTTCTTGCTTATACTCGAAAAAGATGACGCATATGTCGAGAAACTACACAGAGACGGTTATCTTCAATGGTGGGCAATCAAAGTACTTCACACAGCGATACATGGTAACAGGCACCCTTTTCAAGCAAATCGCATATACGACCAATACGATGTCTATGAGTTGCACATCACTAGCGGTGTCGAAGACCATCTAGTAGACGAAGAGAACTATCAAGACGAACTCAAGAAGATAAAGTCATATGACATCACAATCGAAGAATCACATTGGTACGAGAGAGAGTTGTTCAAGATGTGGCTCGATGGCAATTCTGCTCGTTCAATACATCGCAAGACTAGCATCTCAGTTCGTGAAGTTTTGCGTGTAATTAAATTAATGAAAGAACAAATAATAAACAGATATGAGAAAACAAACCCCAATGCAATTCGTTGACGCTTACTTGACGAACTTGCAACCACTAGTCGATGAGAAGACTGCTAAAATCTTAGTAGGTATTCAAGAGAATCTTCAAGAGTATATTGAAGAAGAAAACAATCTAATCAAGAAAGCATTCATCGATGGCTATGAGAGCGCAATAGACGCACACTCTACAAAAGCAGAGATTCTTGCTGAGTTATACATTAAAGAAAAATTCAAATGATACACATAGAAATTCTAGGCATCGCTTGTCTGTCTATCATACTTGTCAACTTTGGCAAACCTGCAGACTTAATCAAGACTCTAAAGTACGGACCAAATCCGTATAATTGGCAACGCATGAAGCCTCTAGACTGCGCATTCTGTATGTCATGGTGGATAGGCATCGCTTACTTTATCATACAATACGGACTCATTGGCGTCTTGTACGCATCAATCTCAACTATTATCGTAGCACTTTTAGAGACTAAAATATGAACTTTGAAGATATAGAATTTGTCATCGCACTTGAGCCAAAGTACAATTTGTACAAGAAGAATCAAGTGTTGAGTTTGAGTCCTGAAGAAGCGCACAACTTGCGAAGTATTTATCAATCAATCTATGGCCGTGGTATGCCTTCTTGCTCTACTTGTTTTGTAGAAGCATACTTTTCACTTCTTATCTTTGCACATCAAAAACTTGACTCAATCAAAGAACAAGCAGAATGGCGTGAGAAGCAACAAGCAATCGAACAAGCACAACTAGCAGACGATGAACACAAGCCTAAACGCAAGAAGAAGCCATGACAAACAATAAACAACAGACGGCAGTTGAATGGTTTTCGATTAGAAGAGATGTTCTAGAAATCGAAGTAAGGTTAGGCAAACTTTCTCCAATTGAATATGCAGAAGAACTAACAAAAGCAGAACAACAAGCCAAAGAAATGGAAATTGCTGGAAAGGAAATGAGTTATGCCGATGGTTACAAAGAAGGTTATAAACGGGCTATGGAATTGGTAGAGTGGGGAATTACAAAAAAAATGAAAGGCAACAAATGAAAGCAATCCTTGAATTCAACCTTGACGAAGAACGCCCACAATTTGAAGATGCAGTTGACGGATGGAAGTGGAAGTGCATCGTATCAGAACTTGACAACGAGTTGAGAACACGGACAAAGTACGCATCGGATGAAACACCTGACGAAGTTGTGGATGCACTCATCAAAGTTCGTGACTTCTTGCGTGAATCACTAAACGAGGAGGGCTTGATATTATGAACGCATTTGGTGGAACTTGGGATAACGAAAAATGCTTTAATCACGAGCATAGTCTAGGCATCAACTTAGACAACGAGTCTTATGTCAATCTATTTAGAGAGACAGCAAAAGAGATAATGTCAATAACAAACGCGAAGACTTTCTTAGATTGCGGTGGAGGAATGGGCGCATATACTCTTGCGATGATAGAAATGGGCGCAAATTGTACTTATGTCGATTTAAACGAACATCATGTTGAATATGTAGGCAAACGCTTAAAGCCGATACACGATGCTCAAACGCTTCAAATCTATCACAACGACTTCACTAAGCAAACATACAAGAAGTTTGATGTAGTAGCGTCTATTGAAGTAATGGAGCATATACAAGACAAACACTTGATACCATTTTTGACAAAACTCGAATGCAAGTACTTTCACTTCTCATCTACACCTCACACGACAGACTATGACAAAGAGTGGGGACACATAAATATCAAATCAGAACAAAGATGGATTAATTTATTTGAGAAGTGTGGATTTACTGCGCATCAAAGAATTGGTCAACCTACATCTTGGTCTTTACTCTTTACAAAATGAAGAAGCATACTAAAATCTATCTAGACTATTTTCAATATGACACCAACGACTTTATACCTTGCGAAGTGTGTGCAACAAAAGCCGTCGACATTCATCACATCGAGTCTCGTGGCATGGGTGGGTCAAATCAATCAGACATCATCACAAATCTTCAAGCGCTATGTAGAGAGTGTCATACTAAATTTGGTGACCAAAAACGATACAAAGAAATGCTAAAAGACAAGCATCGCAAAGCACTTGAGATGCGTCAGAAATAATGAGATAACAAAGAAAAAGATGCCAACAGAAAAACAACTTGCCAACTTACAACCTTTTAAGAAAGGTGAAGTGTCAAACCCAACAGGTAGACCAAAGAAACTGGTCACTCAACTCAAAGGCTTGGGCTACTCAAAAGACGATATCAATCAAACCTTGATGAACATGGTTGCAATGTCGAGAGAAGAACTCACTGCAATCGACAAGTCAAACGAGTACACGATACTTGAGCGCATCGTTGCAGGTGCTTTGCTCAAATCACACGACAAGAACTCTCTGTATTCTCTAGAGACATTATTGACGAGAGTGCATGGCAAACCAAAAGAAGAAGTAGAGACTACAATCAGAACAGAAGAACCAATCAAAATCACACTAAAACTAAACTAATGACAACTTACATCGGAAACGCATGGGAGAATGAGTACGGAATCAATCTCTCAATCAACATCAAGAAACTCAATGACGCTATCGAAAGCGGTGAACTTATCGTCAATCAATATGGCGATGTTCGTATCAACTGCAATCGCATGAAAGCACCTCACGAGAAATCAAAAGCGACTCACTCTATATCAGTGCCTAAAGCAAAATGAGAAAGACATGGCGAGGTGAAGATGTTCTACCGCCTCAAGACGATGAGTTGAAACTTGTCATAAGCACGACAAACATTACAACGATTGCACGATACATCGATGACTTGTGGATTGACGAGTACACAAACAGACTCATCGAAGTTCAATACTGGATGCCGATACCAATACCACCAAACGAATGAGAATACTTGCACTAGCAGACGGAATGAATGGCGTGATATACCACAGAGTATACACGCCTCTTATGCGCTTACAACTTGATGGCTATGCTACAATCGACATCGCTCAAGATAGCGAGACGATGCTTAAAGAAGTACGCTTTGAAGACTATGACTTGATAGTGTTCAATCGTTGGTTAGGTCCTTATCATTACGATATCTTGAAAAAGATAGCAAAAGCAAAGACGCCTTATGTTATTGATGTCGATGACTATTGGGTGTTGCCTAAATACAACCCCGCTTATTGGGCGTATCGTCAAGGCATCAAGAGCGCAATCAAAGACGCTATCTACTACGCAGACGCTGTGACTTGCACAACGCCACAACTTGCAAAGAAAGTCAAAGAGTTCAACAAGAATGTAGTAGTTCTACCTAATTGTCTAGACTACGAACACGAGCAATGGAAACACACACGCACAGACAACGAGAAGTTCAAGATAGGTTGGGTAGGTGGAATCACTCACCATGAAGACTTGAAACTAATCGTAGACGCAATCACTCGTATAGGTGAAGAAGGCATCGCTGACTTCTATCTTTGTGGCTACACTGACAATGACATTTGGAATCAAATTGTCAATATGTTTAAAGGTGATTGGTTTCATGTCGTTCGAGGTACAAATGCTAGCGCATATGGTGAAGTATACAAACACTTTGACTTAGTAGTTGCACCACTTACGGCGACATCGTTCAATTCTTGCAAGAGCGAGTTGAAGATACTAGAAGCAAGTGCATACGAAGTGCCTGTCGTAGTGAGCGCAGTAGAACCTTACACAAATCACATCGACAATGGCGGTGTAATCTTTGCAAAACCTGACGAATGGTACGAGTCAATCAAACAAGCACTTCAAAATACTACTCATCTAGGCGAATCGAATGCGCTATATTGTCGAAAGTTTCACGACTTAAAACTATGGAACATCTCAAGACTTAAACTCTACGAAAGTTTGTGCAAATAGAATATACTCGACCAAAACTCACATCGTATCAAACGAATATCTTGAACTCAAAAGCAAGATATACTATCACGAGTGCGTCTACTAAAACAGGTAAGACAGCATCGCATATCATTTGGTTGTTTGAACAAGCACTCGCTCTCAAAGAGAATCAGAGCGTGTGGTGGGTTGCACCTGTATATCAACAAGCAGAGATTGCTTTTCGTAGAATGAAGACACAAGTCACAGATAGGTCTTTTTTTCAATCGAACGAGAGCAAGTTGACGCTCACTTTACCAACAGGTGCAAGAATCGAGTTCAAGAGCGCAGAGAAGCCTGACAACTTGTATGGTGACGATGTCTATGCCGCTGTCTTTGACGAAGCATCACGAGCAAGAGAAGAGTCGTGGTACGCTCTTCGCTCTACGCTTACAGCAACACAAGGTAAATGCAAGTTGATAGGTAATGTCAAAGGCAAAAAGAATTGGTTCTATAAACTAGGTGAACGAGCAAAACTAGGTGAGCAAGACTATGAGTACTTCAAGATAACTGCTTACGATGCAGTCAACGAAGGCATACTTCAACTAGAAGAGATAGAGCAAGCAAAGAGAGACTTGCCTCTTCATGTGTTCAATGAGTTGTATCTAGCAGAACCACAAGACGACAAGTCAAATCCTTTTGGCGTCACTAACATTCAAGCGTGCTATCAAGAAGTAGTTCAATCGCAAGTCGTAGCGTATGGCATTGACCTTGCAAAATACTCAGATTATACGGTGATAATAGGACTAAACGCAAACAACGAAGTCGCTTATTGCGAACGCTTTCAAGCAGATTGGGGGCAAACGCAATCAAAGATTATACGCTTGATACAAAACACGCCATCGTTTATAGATTCTACAGGTGTAGGCGACCCGATAGTCGAGCAGATTCAAAGAGTTTGCACACGAGCGCAAGGTTTTAAATTCACAACACAATCAAAACAACAACTCATCGAAGGTCTAGTCTTAGAAGTACAAAGACAAGAGATACGCTTTCCTGAGAACCCGATTGGGTATGAAATGGAGTCATTTGAG